ATACAAGATTTAGTTTCTTTAGAATTTTTTGCAGTGCCTCCCCGAGCCGTTGTAGCTGCAACAGATCCTGAAGAAATGGAAAAGGCTCATAAGGCATTTACTAATAGCGCAAAAAGCCCATTTAGTATAATGTGCTATGCATATATTGGCAACCCATACAATGGTACAATTCGCCGCACGCCGGAAGACGCCTGGAGCGAAAGCGACCCTTCAAAACACAACAACTCTGGCCTTGCAGCCCATAAATGTTATCCTATAGTTTATAATAAATATTTGCATTACGGTGGCTTTAGCACCGCTGGCAATTTTAATGATAACGTTGACCCCGAGAACTTGCCTAAAACACATAATGAAGCTGCTGAAATTAATAAACAAGGGACCATAGCTATATTAAAGGATACAGAAGGAAGTTTTAATTCTGGATGGTCGGTCGATGAGGGCTCAGAGCTAACTTGGCATGAAGACTTTATTGAAAATGCAACATTTTTTGAACCCATGCATGTTGGCTCGCTCTATAAAGAGTACAAGTCCTCATCGTCTTACAATAAACAAAATGGCCGCGCCGATAAACTTTTAGATAAGCGATATAAAAGAGAAACATACCAGAAAGCTCTTACCAAGATAAGAGAAGAAAATAACCTTGTACTAGGTAACGATGGATCAAGAGAGGCCAGAACAGAAGAAGGCAGTCTTATTAATAATATTATAACAGACGTTTTTAGACAGGATATTAAGCCCAAGTATATAAAAGATGTGGTTTTGTCCATAGATGAACATTTTGGTGCAAAAACTGGTCTCGGCCCCATATCTCCCAGCGCGCCATTTATATTGCCCTTAGGCGATAAATTAAAAGATATTCTCGGCCTCGGTGGCGCGCCCAACACGGATAAAATGAAGCCAATTTTAGACGCTCTCAAGTCTGCGTTTATGAATTATACCGGCGTTGAATGGCACGCGACACGCCTAGGCCAAGAGACACTCAGCAAGCCAGGCCTGTCAATGGGTGCCTTCTCGGCTGAAGGCAGGTTCAAAACCTCTAAAGACTTTACCCTAGGCGGCTCGTACGAGGACGTCCAGGACGACTACGACGCGTCCTCCTTCGCCAGCTACGAGCATGACGAACCCGGGTGGACAGTAATCAACACAGCACTCACGACGCAGAGGATCCCTCCACACGGCAATGTCCATGTAACTTATGAAAAATGGATCCGGTTAGATCTTACAGCGCAGAAGGAAAGTACGATTGCAACTCATTTTGAAGAAAATGTAGAATACACAGATTCTAGATATCCGGTTATATCTAACGATAACTTGCCTGATCTGATAAACTCCATCAGCCTCGACCTCGATGATGCCCCCGGAGGCCTCGCCGGCCTCGGCGTGGCGTACCACGGCGGCATCGTCGGGTGGCGCGACAAGGAATTTCAAAGATCAAGTTTGTTGAACCTGCTTAGAGTATCCCCTGGTTTGAACAAATTATATAATTTATATAGATCATGGGCCGATACGGCAATGGACCTTTTAGATTCTCGAAGATTTTTACATACTTTTTCATATTTGACGGTAGCTGAAGCGTTTGGGCTGGAAACCCATCGCATCGCGGGCATATTTCCTAACTTTGGTCCTATCGAGGCTATCGAGGGTGTCGCCTTCAACGGGGACTCCGGCCATCATGTTGTTGTTAACACAAATTCTGGAGCAGAGTTCGCCAATTCTGGAGGAGCTTTTGTAAAAGATAAGAAGAATAAGCAGAACAATCAGCTTCTCGTACAATACGCCGTATTCAAACAACACTTCGCTGACCCGGAAAGTCCGCTAAGCCTTGAAAAAGACCAGATGATTGATTATTTTTCTTCTAAAAAAGACAAAGTTAACCCACAATTATTTAAAGCTTTAACAAACGAAAAGTATTTTAATCAAAACATCGGATTTACAAATAAGGTTGTACCAAATCCAATACCAACACACGATGACGACACCGGTACCTCTTCAACAAAGAAAAACGACGATCCTAAAAAAAGAATATTGTCTTCTGCTAAGCATTATGATCCAGACATTATAAGAATTGATACGGCTTTTTCTGAATTGTCTACTAAGTCTGTCGGTAATTTTAGCGGCGCTGATTTAATGACAAAAATCATGCAGAATGTTAATATTGGTGAAAACGCTTCTGAACAAATGTTGTCGCTAGGCAAGCAGCTCGCCTTTATCAACAAGAAAACAAGTCTAATATATCAAAATATTGCTTTGCCTTTAGAAAATAATATTAGTTCACAGTTAACTGATTATAGAGATTTATATAAATTTGTGAAAGGGAAGGTTCATCCTTCAGCTGGAAGTCGTATAATCGGCGCCGATGATTTTATTGGGAAAGAAAAATATAATTTTGATTTTGGTAAAAAACTAGATCATGATATACAAAACCTCATTGAAGATCTTTATAGTAACGTTAGCGCAAAATCTCCCGTAACAAAAATAATAAAAGATTACAACCAGGGTTATTCCGGCGCTAAAAATTATAACTCTCTTAACTTTAAATCACAAATTTTTGCCAAGCTGCTATCTCGTAGATTTATTGACATGTACAATGATTATAAGCCAGCCGGAGCTAACGCCTTGCTACATAACGGTGACTTTGAGAAGTATTTTAGACATAATTTAGCAAACAATTCTTTTACTGCTTTGCAAATGGCCCACGTGCACCAAGTTTTCGCAAAATTAAAAGATTCCAGACTTCATCAAAGGGGAATGATGAAGAAGCTGTGGAAAAAAATACTTAATAATCCAATTAACTCTAGCAAAATAGATCCACGATGTTTAGACTTTTTCACAGCAAATTCTCGCGATGATTTAAGCGATGCTGAAACCGACTTTTTTAATCTTGGTGATGTAAAACAAAGAATAACTTCGTTTTATGAAAAATCAATTTGTCATGATTTATATGAAAAAAACTCTCCTGATGATAACGCAGCTAGAACAGCTATGTTGCAAGGATGCGTAATTCTTTTAGTAAAAGTATATGCACTGGAAGTCTGCTTGGCTAGCGTTATCGCCTGGGATAGTTATGATCTATCTGATATTGTTAAAGACGACATATTAGTTAAAATTATTATTAAAAATATAAAAGAAGATGTTGATATTAATTTAATTGCTTATATCGCTAATAACATTTTACGCAAAGAACAGGGTCTGTCCGACATCGAGATGGCTCATTATAGAGGAGAACAAAGCGGATTAGAATATCTAATAAAAGCAGAAAGTAATCATATTGTAAAAACTGTTGAAAATATTTTCAGTAACTCAAATCAGATGTCTTTAGATTTAAGTTTGGAAGTTTTAAAAAGTTCGAATGTGACTCCGGACAAATACAAAGAAAAAGTGTCTGTACATGGTCAAGGCTCAACCGTGTCACAATCTCCGCCGTCGCCAGCAGCAAATCTTAATGCAACACAAATCAGCGCTTTTCATAAACATACTGGAAAAGATTATGTTATCGATGCTAGGTTTAAATCAAATATTTATACAATGAACTATGGCCGCGGCGACAAAAGACGACCTCCAAGCCTCACCGACGGCGCCAATTCTACATTTATACCTGGGCTCTCCCCGCCGTATGACGCGGGCGACGACGCGTTCTGGGCGGCGAACCTGTTTGACAATAAAACTAATCGCCACGAGGCCCAGGTATATAACAAGAATAACAGAGACTTCTTTCATTCTTTACCAATGAGCCATCGCGTACTTTCAAAAGAAATGTCAGCCAAGATTTTTGAGCTTGCAGGCCTGATCGTCGACGACCTCCCGGGAATATATGGGAAGAAACAGCATCAAGGTGCCGACGTCAACTACTGGCTAAACGCCATCGGGATAAACAGTCTTTTAGATATTTACAGAGACGAACCATTTTTTGACGAAGAGGCCGAAGAATGGCTTGAATATAAGGCTTTAAACAACATTCGTGAACAGAAGCTTAAAAATGCACATGCATTCACAAAAGAAAATTTTGTAGAAGATACCGCCGGTAACGAACTAAACAGGCTTTTGGGCAATATAATAATACAACCTTACGTAAAAATTATTGATATTCCAGAAGAAGAAAAAGATAGTTATTTGGCGGATATGACAGTTTCTGTGCTTAAGCCTATTGACGGAACAGATATTGATCCGAATGGCGACCCGTGTGAGCCAGAGTATAGTATGTCTGATCCTATAAGTGCTCTAGACTTTAAAGAAGTGTTCGAAAGTATAAATAATAAACGACATGATGACAACAATGTTTTTAAATCTTATATGTGGGGTTACATACCTATTTCAGCATGGAGCCACTTTTATAATACAATATTCTTAAAAACAATTTTTTCTCATAGCAGCAATGACTATGATAATGTCAAAAAGCCGATTCTTGAGCTGTACAAAAAATATGGTTTTAAACTGATATTCAAAGAATTTAAGATTGGTCTGCGTTTAACTTATTCGGTACCAACAGAAAATTTTGACAGCCTCATGAAGAAAAATAGCGGTAAAGAAAGTCATAAGATACAAAATATAATGGAGGCTGCTTTTACTGGCGAAGAAGAAATTAAGGGTTTAAAAGCATGTAAATCTTTATATGTACAGCGTCCATATACTTCTGATTCTCACGAAAAGTCAAGAATTCTGCCTGAAATGCATATTCCAATTGTTGAAATAGAAAGAGATTTAGTGATACAAGAAGGAGAATCAGGATTTACTATAAACGATGATGCAAAATTATATGATTTAGATGAACTGGGGTTCTGGGCACCTGGCATAGAAGAAAAAAATAGTTCTAGTTTTGACTTGACTTCTATAGCTGCTTTGGATGAGGCCTCTCTTAAATATTTAACTAATACTCCTTATTCTTTTTTCTATAAATATCTTGCACAAGATCTTGTTACAGATTTAAGATCTTCTCCAGAATTCAAATTAATATACGAACATTGCATTCCAATTAGCCGATATATGGTCATGGGCTTTATTTACGCCGCGGATGGTTTATCTAAATTTATTCCAGAGCCAACTGACGTGCTAGACGAAACAAAAGAAAAAATTCTAATGATTATGAAAAATTTAATCAATTCTCAGGATTATAAATTTGTTCCAGAAGACGTGATGTCTGCCTTAGATAAAATGAGCTTAAGAGATATGGGTGGCACAGCTGGCAAAGAGCCAGACATGACAAAGCTTATATTAAAAATGATTTATAAAACGATGTTTATGATTCTTAAGGGGTTTGTAGAAATCACGGATCCGGCTGTTATTCTAGCTAAACTTATTATTGATATAGCTAACGCGGTAGTCATGACTACTTTATCTCTAATAGAGGCAGGTCTGACAACCGCAAAAATGGTAATGGAGGGCTCTAAAATAGCAGCCTCGTTAGCCATGACCAGCGCCGAAATGCAATTTAAAATTGCAGCCGGCATGGCAAACAGTTTGAAAGAAGCTTCATTAAGCACAATTGTATATAAAGATGTAAAGTTATCTAAATTTATAGTGATAAACATCGATGGAGAACTTACATGCACTACCGTGCCGGCTTCTGAAGAAACGCAAACCTATGAAGCTGGCTATACTATAGACAATAATACTGGAACGTCGTTGAACTTATCTATATCCCTCCCATCCACGGTTGACTCTTTATGGTCAAGCACCAAGCCTATTACTTTAGCTCCTGGTGAAGAATACACATTAGCTGAGGGCGAATCACTTACAACTGTTATGTCATTTACTGCTACTGAAACAACTTGTAACTGGGTGCTTGAAATCAAAGAAGAGGTCGACGGTGTGCTATTAGATGAATTTTTAGATAGTCTAGATCAAGACAATAAAGACGCATTTGATAGTATCAAATCAACGTTTGAGCAGACAAATTCACTTTTTGATGATTATATAAAGGCGAAAGAAACTTTAGATTCTATAACACAAGATCTGGAGGGCATCGTAGCTGATTTAGAGAAGTTCCATAAAGACGCGACAAAAACTATGAAAGACCTATTCCAGTCACCTTACTTGTTGCCTGGTTTGTGGGCAGCCATGCTTCCGTCGATGATTGTTTACGGCGGCGGCATAGTTCCAGCACCGTTCTTCGCCGGCCCTCCGAGCACCATTCCTGGTATGATTTATCTTGCGTTACTACTTATAGATGCAGCGGACGACAAACAACATAATGATAATTTGGAAGATCCAGATTGTGATCAACTTTAGAGGATAATAAATGAATGGCATAGGCCCGGAGTTACCACTTAGCAGGAATAAAATAGATGGTATTTATACGCTGGTTACGTCTTATAAAGAAGAAGTAAAACAAAATTTTAAAATTTTGCTTCTCACCGCGCCTGGTGAAAGAATGATGAACCCGGATTTTGGAGTGGGATTAAGACATTATCTTTTCGAGCCACACAGCGTCGCCGCGAGCCATATTAGGCAAAAAATACAACAACAAGTAAGCAAGTATATGCCGTTTATCAGAATAAATACTTTAGAAATTAACAGTAATCCGCAGTATACAGAAGATACAAATATTTTATCGATAAAAATTATATATGATGTACCTGGTATAAGTTTACAATCTTCTATTATTATAGGAAACGAGGAGATTAATTGAACAAATGATCAAAAAAGAAAAAAAGCTTATAAGGTATACCAGTAAAGACTTCAATTCAATAAAAGAATCTTTAGTGGAATACTCAAAGAGATATTATCCAGATGTACATAAAGATTTTTCTGAGGCTTCTTTCGGGTCACTTATGCTTGACACAGTAGCCTATGTTGGTGACATGCTATCATTTTATTTAGATTACCAAGCTAACGAGTCTTTTTTGGATACTGCTATCGAATATGATAATATCCTTAGGCTTGGTGAACAGGTAGGATACAAACAGTCTTTACGTGCTAACTCTTTTGGTGTTGTCACTTTATATATTTTAGCTAATCCTGATTCTAATAATATTGGCCCGGATTTAGATTATTTACCAATATTGGCAAGGGGGACTAAATTTTCCTCTAACGCAGGACAGTTATTTACTTTAATGGATGATATCGATTTTCGCGATTCTAATAACGAAGTTGTTGTAGCCACCTCTAAGCCAACTGATGGCACCCCCACTTCTTATGCAATAAAAGCATACGGACGGGTTATATCTGGGATAGAAGAGAACGAAAGCTTTAATATTAACAATTTTGTTAGATTTTTAACGTTAAGCTTAGAAAATCCAAATATCACAGAAGTTGTGTCTGTAATAGATTCCGAGGGCCGTGAATACTTTGAAGTTGATTATCTCTCTCAGGATACAATTTTTAGATCTGTTATTAATAAAGATAGATTGACTCGCGAATATGTACCAAGTATTATCGTTTCAACTTCTGTTCCTCGTAGATTCACAACAACATATAAAGATGGAGCAGTTCATCTTAAGTTTGGGTATGGTTCAGAATCTTCATCGAAGATTGATAATTTAACACATCCTTCAAACGTTGTGTTAAAGATGCATGGTAGGGACTATGAAAAGGACGCTTCTTTCGACCCTTCAAAATTAATTTCAACTGATAAGTTCGGCATAGCACCATCGAATACAACCATCCGCGTTGTTTATAGGACTAACACGAGCGACACTACAAATGTAGCAACTCGTGGGCTGAGTGATATCACAGAACCAATTTTCGTTTTTGGGTCTTCTGCTACAAACAGCGCAAAAATTGATTTTGTAAAAGGCAGCCTAGAGGTTATAAATGAGAGCCCAATAACTGGAGATGTGGCTTTACCAACTGTCGCAGAGCTTAAGCAGAGGGTTACCGACGTTTTTGCCTCTCAGAATCGTGCTGTGACGGCAGACGACTATGAGGCATTGGTATACAGAATGCCACCGAAATTTGGTAATATTAAAAGAGCAAAAATTATTCGTGATCATGATTCTTTTAAAAGAAATTTAAATCTTTATTTATTGTCAGAAAACGCCGATACGCACCTTACTACAAGCAGCCAAGTATTAAAAAACAACGTTAAAATTTGGCTTAACCATTACAGAATGATCAATGATACAATTGACATTTTAGATCCAAAAATTATTAATATCCATGTTGATTTTACCGCGGTCGTAGATTATTCACAAGATAGATTTGAGGCCTTAAACGTTGCAATAACAGAAATACAAAATATGTTTAGAGAAAAAATGGATATCAACCAGCCAATATATATTACCAAAATTTATGATGTATTAAACAATTTAGACGAGATTGTTGACGTAACAAAAGTAAAAATAAAAAATAAAAGTGGAGGAATATATTCTGACTCCACACTTAATTTGAAAGATTGGACTTCTACTGACGGAAGGATATTGTATGCGCCACAGAATGTTGTTTATGAATTAAAATTTCCTAATACCGATATTCGAGGAACAATTAGGTAATGGGTATAAAAAAGTATACTGCCAATAAAGATAATACCATAACTAATGCTTACGGCGTTGATCTGCGTACACGCGCAACTGGCTCAAACATGGGCGCCGCAGACATACTTGAGGTATTCTCAATTTATGGTCAGCAAACAGAGACTTCTGCAGAATTATCTCGTGTTTTAATACAGTTTCCTATTAGCACTATTTCAACTGATCGATCCGCAGGCACTGTTCCAGTTTCCGGAAGCGTTAAATTTTATTTAAGAATGTTCAATGCAAGGCACTCAGAACAGCTACCGAAGGATTATGTTGCAAATGTCTTAACAGTATCACAGTCTTGGCAAGAAGGTTACGGCCTTGATATGGAAGCATATGATGATAAGACTAAAGATGGGATTAAGGGATCAAATTGGATAAGAAGAAACTCTTCTCCTGCAGCTTCATGGGGCCGCATCGGCGGAGAATACCATTCGGCATCATATACTGCCGGCGAGACTATGCCTAAATATACTTATTCTTTTGCCGCCGGCGAAGACATGCTGCTGGATGTTACTGCTGCAGTAGAGGAGTGGATAGCTGGTACCCAGACAAATAATGGGTTTGGCGTACATTTGACTTCTAGCTACGAGGCGTATGTCGCCACCGCGGAAACCAATGTTTTAGGAAACACAGCCGGCGTAAGAAGGAGTTATTATACAAAAAGATTTTTTTCTAGGTCAAGCGAGTTTTTTTTCAAAAGACCCTCTATCGAAGCGCGCTGGGATTCTAGAATAACTGATGACAGAGGAAACTTTTATTCAAGCAGCTCCGTCGCCCCCGCCGCAGATAATTTAAATAAATTATATTTGTATAATTATATTCGAGGCAGCCTAAAAGATATACCACATAACGAAACGCTAAAGGTTAAATTATATGCTAGCGTCGATGACGTCCCGGCCGGCAACGTCTTAACCAATGCAACTGCTATCAAATATAGTACTGGTATATACACAGCTTCATTAGCTTACGAAACGACATCTTCTGTTCTACACGATGTGTGGTCTGGCAGCGCCGGCGGCGAATATAAAACTGGATCAATAAAAGTTAAAGATTTTAATAATACATGTGTGCTTACCGAAAATAGCTATCCACAGTTTGCCACAAAAATTGTTAATTTAAAGCCTTCCTATAACAAAGACGAAAAAGCTAGATTTAGGGTTTTTACAAGGCAGAAAAACCTCTCTCCAACGATTTATACTGTTGCAAATTCTGAAGCTGAAGTAGCGATAATGCCTAGTTCTTCTTTTGAAGTTATACGTATGGTAGACGAAAGAACAGTGATCCAAAATTCTACTGGAAGTACAAATTATCATACATTTTTATCATATGATAATTCAGGTAATTATTTTGATTTAGACATGTCCTTGCTTGAGCCTGGTTACATGTACGGAATTAAATTGGCTTTTCATACGTCAGATGGTTGGCGGGAACAGGAAGAAGTGTATAAATTTAGAGTCGAAAATAATTAATAATATAGTTGGACGAAATATATGGGTATTAAAGAATTATTCGACAAAGGGCACTCTCTAAAATTTCTAAAAAATAAGACACGAGATAGTTTTAGAGAAGATTTAGAATCGTATCGGTATGTTGAAGAATACACAGAGAAACGCAATCGTTTTGTTCCTGATGTCGATTTTGCCACTGCTTCCAACTTTGCTCGATTCGGCTCAGCCGAGGAATATTATGATTCTGCAATAAAACGTATTTATCAAACGTATCCTTATGATGGTTCGCAAACAGAAAAAGTTGAATGGGAAAATGAAAGTACTTATTTAGATCTTTTTCTATTTGAAAATGAATACCCAAGAACAAACGGGTTTATAACCTTCAATAGCGGTTCTGCTACCTATACTTCAACAGTAGAATCTTCTCAAGCCTCTAGCAGTCTACCACAATATATCTATTTTTATGGAGGCCCTCACCCGGATCCATCTGGAGACTACAAAAGTGATTTTTCTGCTGGACCATCTAAAAAAGGCGTATCAAAAGCAAATATATATCATGCAGGAAGCCAAAGAACAAACAATTTAGAGCTTGATTTAGACAAAGGTGTTACTGTAGAATTTTGGATGAAGAAGGACGGCCCCGGCGACGCCTCGATGATGGAAACTATATTTGATAACGTTTCTTTAAACTCAGCCGGCACCGCGGACAAATTTCTTTCTATCAAAGCCGTCAACGCTTCTGATGGAACAACTAATCAATATTTGTCTGTTGCTCTTTACACGCGGCACGGCTTTGTTGATTCTGCAGTCACTGGTAAAGTTGTTAATTTGCAAACGAAAGAGAGTGTTACAGACGGAAAGTGGAAACACTATGCTGTTACATTAAAAAATGAAGGAAGCAATACTGTATTTGATCTATATTTAAACGGAGTACACAAAGATAATTCTAAATTTGGTGCTTTGTATCCGGCTGCTTCAGGTACTATGGTCGCCGCCCTAGGCGCACAGGCCGGCCCTAGCGCTCCAAATCATGCACCTGAGGGTTATGGAAACATAGTATCTGCTTCTTTTGATGACTTCAGATATTGGAAAACGGCTCGAAACGCACAACAAATTGGTAGATTTTATCGTGATCAAGTTGGTGGCGGTACAAACACTGATAACATAAAATATGATGACGTGTCAAATTATGTAGACTTAGGCGTATATTACAAATTTAATGAAGGTATCACAGGGAACTCTAATACTGATTCTACAATACTAGACTATTCTGGCAGGGTATCCAACGGTACATATATAAATTATAATTCTTCGAATTCAAGAAACACAAACTCTGCTATTGTTTTAGCTGGTGCTGCAACAAAAGAATTTAAAGACCCGATTATTTATTCTACTCATCCGGATGTTTCTTCTCTGCTAGATAGCAAAAAATTAAGTGGCTCATTCCATGATCATGAAAACTCCGTTTCGATATACCGTTCTTTGCCGGGCTGGATAGTAGAAGAAGACGAAAAAGATTCCAATCATTTAAAGTATTTAACACAAATTATTGCTAGTTTTTTTGATGATTTATATCTTCAAATACAAAAGCTGCCCCGCTTAAAAGATATAAACTATCCGGATGATAATAACTATGAGCAGCCGCTGCCATTTGCAGAAAGATTGCTTACTAGTCGCGGCTATGATACGCCTGAATTGTTCGCGGATGCTTCTATACTGGCAAAATATCTTGAAAGAGACGAAAAGAAGCTATTTGAGAAAAAGTTACATGAAGTAAAAAACATTATATATCAAAACATCTATAATAACCTTGCATATATACAAAAATCTAAAGGTACCTTTAAGTCTTTACGCAACTTTTTAAGATGTTTCGGAGTTGATGAAGAATTAATAAAATTAAATATTTATGCAAACGATGGTGTATACGAATACAAAAATAATTTTACTAATATATCGGTTCGTAAAAAATATTTAGATTTTGATGATTTGGAAACAAGGTATGCCGCTTCTAAAGACATGTCTTATTCCGGATCATATTCTGCAACAGCATATCAATTTACGTCGTCGACTGATTCTAATTCAATATCTTATATACCTGGTATTGCTGCTGAAACCTATATGTCAGGTGCTTCTATGACGTTGGAAACAGAAATATTATTTCCCAAAAGAAGCTTAGTCGGCGATAAAAACTATATTATGTTCCCGTCTGTAACTTCTTCTATTATGGGGATGCATGCTGTGAAAGCGTCGGATACAGATATAATGTATGATGCAGACGATACAATTAATTTTCATATTGTCGCCACAAAGCCTGATAACGATAAAAGAAACGTTAAATTTGGTTTGGTTACTTCAGGATCAGGCAACATTATAACAGACTTGTATAGTGGTGATACTTATGCGGGCGTATATGACAACGAAAAGTGGAATTTGGCTTTTAGGCTTAAGCCAACAAAATATCCTTTAGTTAATTTAGTAGATGGCAGTCTGCTAGAGACTAGCTCCGCCTACACATACGAATTATATGGTGTAAATTACGTTTCAAATGTCCTACAAAACGAGTTTGTTGTTTCTGGAACAATGAGCCTGGCCAATGCAGCTAAATTTTTTACTAAAAATAAAAGAGTTTTTCTTGGGGCTGCTAGAAACGGGTTCACCGGTAGTGTAACAACGCTTTCTGATGTTAAAATCACATCTACTAGGATGTGGATGGATTATTTAAATGATGAAACAATCCGCGCTCATGCTAGAAATGCCAATACCCATGGTACCCTTAATCCTTATAAAAACTCTAATTTTGCAGTTAGCAAAAATCAATTATTTAATACGTTTATACCACAAGCCGAAACTTTAATTTTTCACTGGGGGCTTGATAGTGTCACCGGCTCCGGAGCCGACGGCCGCCTAATGATACCAGATCTTACTTCCGGATCTGCTACCGATATTTCTAATAATAGATATGGATGGTTTGGAAGTATAAGCAAGCGTAATTATTCCGCCCGAGGAGATTTCTTTGTTAAAGAAGAAGGATACAAAGATCAGGCTGTTGACATAGAGTTTGTGCAAACTGCCAAACAAAAATTACCGGAAGTTGTCAACAGCGACGATATGGTAAAAATTCTTAATAAGCAAGACGATGTTGTTTTTACCAGAGATACGACATATGTTCAACACCTGTTATCGGTAGAAAAAAGCATGTATCAGATTATATCTGAAGAAATGCTAAAATTCTTTGCCACTGTTGTAGACTTTAATAACATGGTCGGCGATCCAGTTAACAGATATAGATCCAAATACAAAAACATGGAAAAGCTCAGGCAATTGTTTTTTGAGCGGGTTGAAAATCAGCCTGATTTAGAAAAATTTATTGAATATTTTAAGTGGATTGATTCTGCTGTTGCTATGATGATAAGCCAATTGATTCCTGCTTCTTCTAATACTGTAGAATTATTAAGAAATATGATTGAAAGTCATATATTAGAAAGAAACAAATATTGGTCTAAATTTCCGACTATGGAAGGAAATATTCCTGAGCCTGTTTCAACGATGCATGCTATTGAGGAACTAAAATATAATTGGAGGGTGGGCCACGCTCCTCTCTCCGCCGATCAGAATACAAATCAAAATACAAATTGTTTATGGTGGAAAGAGAGGGCAGAAAGAACGGGGGTGTTGTCTTCTGGTATTGTCGGTATTGATACTAGTAAAGATATTATATTGAAGACTGTAATTACAGAAGTCTCAAGTTCGACGGCAAAGTTATTATCTGCGGATGGCAGTTCATATCGAGAAAGTTATTACCCGAATAGAAGTTTACGTCGTACAATCGATTTGGACTTGGCTCAATCACTAAAAATTAAAGGAGGTTCGAACCCGAAACAAAACAAGAAGCATGATTATTATAAAAATGTTATAAAGTGGGGTAGCGACGACGATTTTATTTATTTAGATTTGGACAATGAAATAAAACCGGTTGATTGTGACGATAAATTTATTCCGGATGAAATAAACAAAAAATTATTTAGA